AGCTACTGATGATGATGGTAACACATACCCAACACATAAGCATTGTATCGTTAAACTAGGCTATATAGTCTTAGAGCAAGGAGAATACAATGAAGAAGGAGAAGAAGTAAAAGCACCTGTACTTTCTGACAAGTATCACCTAGACGTACTATGGAAAGGTTTAGAACCTGTTGATGCAGAAGCAGAAGTTTTAGTATATTCACACCCAAGAGGGTGGAAATCATACGCAGTAGAAATAGATGGTAACGGAGTACACTCTTTTATGGGTTTAGACTATAACGAATACAAATTCTAATGAAAGAAAGACTAATTAACATAAATCTAACTAACGAAGTTCAGCCAAAGAGTATCGAAGTAAACGGTGCTGATTGGATAGGCTACGGTGATGGTGAGTACAAAAACAACTACCCACAATACTTGATAGATTTATACAACAATAGTGCAACTAATGCAGCTATAATCAATGCAACTTCTGCTATGATAGCAGGAGAAGATTTTATTATAGACGAAAGTGATGACCTATCACAGTATGTAGAACTAAAGAAATTTTTAGCATCGGTTAACAGTCAAGAAACTGCACACGAACTATTTGTTAAATTAGCTTTTGATTTAAAATTACAAGGTGCATACGCTATCAATGTAATATGGTCTAAGGATAAGACTAAGATAGCTGAATTACACCACATACCAGTAGAGCAAGTAAGAATAGGTGTACCTGATGAAGATGGTAAAGTACCTTGTTACTATGTTTGCTCTGATTGGACACAATACAGAAAGAAAGAATATGCACCTAAACACATAGCACCATTTAATATGATGGATAGAAGTGAAGGTAGCCAATTACTATATAGTGGTTTATACAGTCCTGCTATGGAACTGTACCACACTCCAGATTATGTTGCATCTACAAATTGGATACAGATAGATAATCTTACTTCTGACTATCATCTAAACAATATTACTAACGGTTTTAGTGGCTCGTACTTCATTAACTTCGCTAACGGAGTACCTACAAGAGAAGAAAGAGTACAGATAGAAAAACAAATATCTAAGAAGTTTACTGGTAGTAATAATGCAGGTAAGTTTGTACTAACATTTAGTGATGATGCAAACAGTAAGCCTGAAATCATACCTATTCAAGTATCTGATGCAGATAAGCAGTACACAGTACTCAATGAATTGTGTGTGCAAAACATTATGATTGGACACAGGGTAACAAGTCCTATGCTATTAGGTGTTAAGACAGAAGGACAGTTAGGTGGTCGTAATGAATTACTACAAGCCTATGAGTTGTATATGAATAGTGTTATAAAACCCTTCCAAAATCAGCTTTTAAAGACGTTTAAGAAACTTTTAACAATAAATGGTGTTACACTACCATTGACAGTAAAAGACGTTAAACCGTTTAATTCTATGTTTGATGCTGAAACACTAAAAGAAGTGCTTACGCAAGACGAGATTAGAGAGGAGTTAGGATATGCACCATTAGAGGTACAAGAAGAAACAGTAGCAGAGGAACAAAACCTAGCTGAATATACAGAGTTAGATAAGTTTCTAATGGAGTTTGGCGAAGATGAGGACTTAGAAAACTGGCAACTGATTGATGAAGAAGATGCAGATGGTGAACACGAAGATTTTGACTTTGAATATAACCTAGAGAAGTTAGAGTTAGCTAGTACTGGTAGAGCAATACCAAATGCTAAGTCAGAGCAAGATGGTCAAAGTACACAAACACACAAAAGTAAGTTTAGAGTACGTTACGTTTACACAGAGGATAAAGGCTTAACTCGTAAGAGTGGAGAGCAGAGAGAGTTTTGCAGAAAAATGGAAGCTGCTAACAAAGTGTATCGTAAAGAAGATATATTAAGAATGGGTACTATGCCTGTAAATAAGGGTTGGGGTCTAAACGGTGCAGACACTTACTCTATATGGCATTTTAAAGGTGGTGGTAATTGCCATCATAAATGGTTTAGACGTATCTACCTACAAGCAGGAGAAAGACCTAGTAGTGCAGATAAGGTAGTTACTACTACTAAAGCTAGAAGTATGGGTTTTAAACCTGAAACTAATCCACAAGAAGTACCAGTAGCACCTAAGAGAATGCCTAAAAACGGATTTGTAAATAAAAAAGGATATTAATAATGGCAGTATTATTTGTAAGTGAGGACACTATAAAGAAATCTACTACTATCAATGGTAATGTAGATGTAGAATTATTATTACCATACATTAAAGTAGCACAAGATATTCATATACATCAGTTGTTAGGTACTGATTTGTACGATAAGATACAGAATGAAATAACTGCTGGTACATTAGCTGGTGCTTATAAGTCTTTTACAGATGATTATATTCAGCCTGTACTTATACACTACTCTTTGTATGAATGTTTACCATTCTTATCTTACAAAATAATGAACAAGGATATAGTTCGTAAAATATCAGAGCAATCTACACCTGCTTCATTAGAAGATATTAAATACATTAGAGAGATAGTAAAGAATACTGCTGAATACTACGCTACAAGGTTAGTAGATTATCTATGTAACAACAATCATTTGTTTCCTGAATATACTACAAACAGTAACGGTGATTTAGCACCAACAAAAGATACATACTTTAGTGGTATAGTATTAGACAAATATGAACAAAGCAATAGAATAACACTTAGAAGTTTCTTAGATGCGAGTTACAACATATAAAATAAAAGAAGAAAATATTACAAAGCTAAAAAGCTATTTAAAAAAGAAGAAAAATGAAAAATCTGATAAATCAAAACCTAGACGTACTAGGTCTAAATAGCGTTAGCTTGATGATTAGCTTTACAAATGTAGAGCAAGTATTACAGATTATATTGTTAACTGTATCAATCATTTATACAATAGACAAGTATATATCGTATCGTAAAAGAAAGTAATGGCAAAGATTATTGGTGGCACTTATCGTAAGAAGGTAAGTAAGAAAAGACCTAACAGACACTCTAAGAACGCTTCTAAAGGTCAGAGTGGTTACAAAAAGAAATACAAAGGACAAGGTAGATGTTAAAATATTTTAATTTTGAGGAGTTTGACTGCCCTACATTAGAGGGTAGTGGCTTACCTACTACTGATGGTGGTAAGATGTGTATAGACTTTCTACACAAATTAGATGAAGCACGAAGCATAGCAGATACAGTCTTTATAGTAAATAGCGCATACAGAGAACCTGCACATAATCTAAAGGTAGGTGGTCGAGTAGGAAGCAGCCACATCAAAGTACCTTGTAGAGCAGTAGATTTGCATTGCAATAATAGTGGTGATAGAACTAAAATACTTAACGCATTATTCAAAGTTGGATTAGGTCGTAGAATAGGTATAGCTAAGACCTTTATTCACGTTGATATGGATTATGATAAACCAGCAGCAATATGGCTTTACCAATAGGAAATATAATTAAAGAATTATTTAGTGGTGGTGTAACAGAACTCATAGATGAGGTTGTTACATCTAAAGAAGAAAAGTTAATACTAAAGGCTAAACTAAAGTCTTTAGAAACAGAGTACACTAAAGTAATAGAAGATAATGTTACAAGAAGATGGGAAGCAGATGTTAACAGTAGTATGTTAGCTAAAAATATTAGACCTGCATCACTTATCTTTCTTTTGTTTATATTTGTGATAATCAGCTTCTTAGATGGAAACATAGGAGAGTTTACTTTAGCTAATGGGTATCAAGAGATATACCAAAGTTTACTACTCGTTAGTTTTTCTGCCTACTTTGGAAGCAGAGGTATCGAAAAAGTAATTAAAATCAAGGAAAATGCGAAGCAATCGTTATAGACTAAAGCCTGATGAAGAACTACTACTACAAAACTATCGTAAACACAAAACTAATAACATACTGGTTATTGGTGATATACACGAGCCTTTCTGTTTAGATGGCTATTTAGAGTTTTGCCAAGAACAATACCACACACACAACTGTAATGAAGTCATATTCATTGGTGATGTAATAGATAACCACTATTCAAGCTATCACGAAACATCAGCAGATGGTATGGGTGGTGGTGATGAACTAGACCTTGCTATAAGTAAAATAGCTAAATGGTATGAAGCATTCCCAATAGCAACTGTTTTAATAGGCAATCACGACCGTATAATAATGCGTAAGGCACAAACGAGTGCAATACCTAGTAAGTGGATTAAAAGCTACAAAGATGTCTTAGAAGTGCCTAAATGGAACTTTGTAGAGCGCTATGTAAAAGACAATGTGCAATACATTCACGGTGAAGCTGGTACTGCAAGAACTAAATGCAGAGCAGATATGATGAACACAGTACAAGGACACTTACACACACAATGCTACACAGAACACTATGTAGGTCAGAACTATCGTATCTTTGGAAGTCAAGTAGGTTGTGGTATAGACCACGAGAGTTACGCAATGGCTTACGCTAAAGCTGGAAAGAAACCAGCAATAGGTTGTATGGTAGTCAAAGAAAATGGTACACTTCCTATAAATATCCTAATGTCCTTATAATCAGTTAGTTACATTCATAGCGTAACAACAAAGGAACACAACTAAGAATAATACTCCCTATATATATATTATTTAATATATAATACTATCTAGTAGTTATATATTTATATTAATATTTTTACTATAATTTGTTGATAATTAAAAAAAAGTATATATATTTGCCAAAGTATTAACAAACAAACACACAAAACAATGACAAAAGAATTTTTTTACGATTTACAAAAAGTAACAAATAATTTAATAGATTATAGAAACGAATTGCACGATAAAAAAAATTATAGCAAAGTGCAAGAAGTTAATAATCAAATTAGAAAGAATATAAAACTATTAACTAAGTATTCAAAATAAAACAACTAACAATGACATTACAACAATTATTTCAAGAAGCACAAACCAAATGGATAAATGGTTATAGCGAAAGTAGATTAGTAGACTTTGTATTTTCTAATGCTAAAAACGATACACAAGCTAATAAAATATTATCTAAAGTATTAAGAAATAAATAATTAAAAATTATGGAAACATTAACACAATGGCAAGTATGGGTAACTAAAGGTAGTCAGCCTATTATAATGAATTTACCCTTTAACAATGTAAACAATGCTCACGAATTTATATGGGAGCAAATTGGTAAAAGACCAATAAGCATATCTAAACTATAAAACAATTATGGAACTAAAAAAATTATTTCAAGAAACTTTCCCAAACTACTACAACGTAAATAGTAAGAAAGAAAGACACATTTATCTATCAACTGCAACAGAAGAAATTAAAGAAACTATTGCACGAATAGAAGAACATCGTATAGAAAACATCACAGAAGGTAACTTTGACATAGCAGAAGGATTAGAGATGGCTAAGAAAGAGATGTACTTTATGACTATTGGTATGATACAAAAACAATTAAAGAAATGAGCAGAGATACAAAAATAACATACGCTTTAGGGTTAAGTCTAGCCACCCTTTTAATAGTGCTAGATATTATTGGAATTATTAATTTAACTTATTAAAAATGATTAAGAAAGGAATTGTACAAAACGTACAAGCAAACGGTACTTGGGAAGGTCAATACGGTTTAATGTATAAATTTGAAGTAACTATTGGAGATGATACAGGTCAAACTATGTCTAAGAATGAACAATGTAAATTTGTTATTGGTCAAGAAACCGAGTATGAGTTTTTAGATGGTAAGTATCCTAAGATTAAACCAGTATCTACATTCCAACAAGGTGGTGGCAACTCATTTAAGCCACAAGCTAAGAATGACAACGTACAAGAAATGATTGTCAAACAGAACTCTCTGACTAATGCAACATCTTTTGTGTGTAACAATGGTGGCACTCCTAGTGATGTATTAGAGATAGCAGAGATATTCTCTAACTGGGTGCTTAAAGGAGAGAAAGCCAAAGTAGATAACTCTAACGATATGCCATTTTAATATGAACTACGATAGCTATAAACTTATATCTGATAGAGATACTGACTTAGTTACATCTTGTTGTGGTTGTGAAGAAGAAGTAAGAATGATAGAAGATGAGGTGGTATCAATATGTGTGGAATGTGATGAAGCATATCCTGAAATGATAGAAGAATACGAGTATGATGAAAAGATGAAAGAACATTATGCTGAAATGTATGCTGACGAAAAACGAGATTTAAGATGAAAAAGAAAACAAGTAAATTGTTAGAAAAAGCACAATCCCTAGTAACTTCGGTTACAGGGGTTGATGTACCTAAGACCAAAAGGCAAGAGGTAATGAAAGATGTAAGGGCAATCTATCGTAGGATAAAAGAGATAGAGCCGAACATTTACAAGATTTTAAATGATGATGATAACCATAAAACTACAACATAGTGAACATAAATAAAGAGATAGAATTACTAATGTATATTACTTCTAAAGAACTAGGAGTAAGTCAAGATAACATTGACGTAAAACAGAAAACCAGTAAGCAAGTATTAGGTAGAATGGTTGTATGTAATATACTTATGGAGTGTGGTATAAAGCCATCACAGTTGGCTAAACACTTCTGTAAGCATAGAACTAACTACTACCATTATTTAAAGCTGCATAAGGATTATATAAGAAATCGTAATATGTACCCTGAATACGTTACACTATTTGATAAGGTATTTAATGAGTACAAAAGCAAGTCAGAAAGAGTTGACAAGCTAAACGAACTACAAGCACTTGTAGAGATAGATGATGCTATTGCAGACTTAGTACAAATCCGTAAATATCTATTAAAGTAATAAATAAACAATTATATAATTATGGCAAAATTAACACAGAAAACAAAAATTTTAAGACATTTGCAAGAGATAGGCGAAATAACACCAGTTCAAGCGTTCTTTGATTATAGTATAATGAGATTAGCAGCGATAGTCTTTGACTTAAAAGATGATGGCTATGACATAGAAACTACTATATTAAAGAGTGAGAATAAATTTGGAGAGCCTGTAAGATACGCACAGTATAAACTAAACAAATAATGCAAGGTTATATTAAGCTACATCGTAAGATATTAGATAACGGAGTGTTTGCAGATGCAGAACTACTAAAGGTATTTGTGTGGTGCATACTAAAAGCTAACACTACTCCTAATATGGTTTATGGTAGAAAGGTAGATGTAGGTGAGTTCATTACTGGTAGGATAACTGCTAGTGAAGAACTGCACCTTAAACCCTCTACTATCTACAAGAGATTACAGAAGCTAAAAAGTCAAGGGTATATAGACATAGCTAGTAGTACCAAAAACTCTCTTATAACGGTAGTTAACTACAAGTCGTACCAGCTTAATGACAAGCCTAAGACTAAAAGAAACCTAGACACAGTTAGCAATAAGTTTTTATTAGAGGTATCTGCATTTAAAGAACTGTATAGCGTAGAGATGTTAGAAGCCTTTGTAGATTACTGGACAGAGCCTAACAAGTCTAAGACTAAGTTGAGGTATGAACTACAAAAGACTTTTGATGTAAGTCGTAGGCTAAAGACTTGGAGTAAGAATGAGAATAAGTTTGGTGGTAAAAAGAATAATGTAATTGACACTTGGCAAAGTGTTAGAAATGAAATGTTAAATGACTAAAAAGAAATTAGTAACTTGTTCACCGTTTATGTTAATAATGGGTTATGAGTACTCGCAGAAGCAAGATAGACAAACAGTCTATGATAGACAGAAAAGTAAATTGTATTACGCTTTAAAGAAAAAGAAATGAGAATATTTGATATGTTAAAAGCTGGTCAAGTCAATGAGGTAAAACTATTCTGCATTGACTTAGTAGGTATGTGTTACACATCGTTAGGACAGAAACCTGATAAGGAACAGATGAAAGGTATGGCTCAACTATTATACAACGACTTAATTACTTACCACACTAATTTACCGTTAGATGAAATTAAATTTGCATTTGACAAGGGATTAAGAAATGCTGAACAAGGTACAAGTGCATTTGTCAATGTTAGAACGTGGTCAGTATGGATTAAAGACTACAAGCAAAGAGCCATAGAGAAACGCAGACAAGGTAGGCTAACAGAATACCAACAACATCAAGAAGGTCAAAAGGCAATAGCAATGACTATAAGTAAAGCAAAGAGATTAAAATGAAGATACTAAATTTATACGCTTGTCTTGGTGGCAATAGATATAAGTGGGGAGATGAACACGATATAACAGCAGTAGAGTTAGATAAAGAACTAGCTAAGTTATATCAAGAGAGATTTCCTAATGATACAGTAATAGTAGCTGATGCACATCAATATCTATTAGACCATTATAAAGAGTTTGATTTTATATGGACTTCGCCACCTTGTCCAACTCATAGTAAAATTAGAATGACACAAAAAAATACAAGTGGTTTTATACCTAAATACCCTGATATGAAATTATATGAAGAAATACTTTTTTTACAAAATTACTTTGATGGTAAATTTATAGTTGAAAATGTTATACCATATTATGAACCATTAATACCTGCACAAAAAAGAGGTAGGCATTTATATTGGTCTAACTTTTTAATACCTAATGTTTTATCTGAAAGAAAATTTAAGATAGGTAGAGAACGAGATGAGGTAAAGGCTTTGTGTAGGTTTCACGATTATAACTTTTATAAATACAAAGGCAAACAGAGAAAAGATAAAATAGCAAGAAACTTAGTTGACTATGAAGCAGGCAAAACTATATTAGATACTGCTATGGGAATAATACAAAAGCAAGACATTAACCAAACAGAATTATTTTGAGAGAGATATATTTAATAGCATTGATACTAGGAATAATGTACACAGGTCTTACTCTGTACTTTGAATGGCGATTAGAAAAGAAACAAAAAGAATGGGAAAGAAAGCTAAGACACACGCAAAACTTAAAAAAGAACTAGACAAAGTATATAGCCAATACATTAGATGGGCATATGCTGATGATAGTGGAATGGTTGAGTGCTATACTTGTGGTGTAATAAAGCACGTTAAAGAGATGCACAATGGACACTTCCAAAGTCGTAAGCATACCAGTACGAGATGGCACGAACATAATTGCAGACCACAATGTCCTAAGTGTAACCTATTTGATGAAGGTCAGAAATGGATATATGGCAACAAG